ATGGGCAACAGTAAGGGCATGACTCCCCAAGAAATCCGGGCGGCAATGCTCCTGAATGGTGTAAAGCTGAAGGACATCGCTGGTGAGGCCGGCGTGTCTGTGGGCCGTATACACCAGGTGATATACAACACCGGCAGGAACAGGGGTTACCGGATTAGACCGTTTATAGCTAAGGCAATCGGCAAGAAGGTTGAAGATATCTGGCCGGACAATGTAGCGTAATATGGACGTAAAGACATGCTAAAACGTATGTCTATAATCATCTAGACAATTCTATCAAAGATAAAAGGGGGTGGCAATGGAAAAGGTACTGAAACTTTTTGGCGGCGGTATGGAAATTAGTTTAACCGAACATAGGCAATAAAATAAATGCTTTAAACGGTTTTAAAACTAGGCATTTAAAACCGTTTAAAGCCAGTTTAATCAATGTTTAAGAGCAATTTTAAAAGGTGGTGTATGTATAGATATGGGGCGTATTAAGCTGGTGGATAATGATGAGGCTATAACTATTTATGAACGGAAGGGCAATAAGTGTGGGTGTTATAAATGTGGTGCCAAGGATTCCGTTGAGGCTGTGGAAATGATTAAAGATTTTGCGGCTGCTCCGTACCGGCTGGTGAGTACAGTATGTAGTGTATGCGGCCATAAAGAAGATAAACATCAGCGATATTTTCACGATCAGGGGTGGGTTTTTAACGAAGGCAACGGTTTTTTTGACGGTGTGGTTCCGGGTGAAAAGAAGGATAGTGTTCAGAATGAATCTACCCGTGTTGTTGATGATTCAGTTAATGCAAAAAAATATGTCCAGAAGATAGGTCTGCTGCAAAAGTATTATGAAATGGCTTGCCATAATTTGTTATGCTACTCTAAAAATTATGCGATGAACCAACCTAAAGAAAAGTATGAGTCAGAATGGAAAGAGGCCCAAGCCGAGTGCGAACTGCTGCAAGAAATGATAAACGAACTTCCTAAAGGATATAATGAAAATTCTTGTTTACTTGAATAGTTTTTGGAGGGGAATGGAACGGAATTTAAAGTAAAGTAAATGATTTAGAGGGAGAAATAGCCTGATGAAATATAAGATGTTAGTTTTTCAAGGAACTGTCGGTGAATTTCGCCGGTGGTTGAAAAATATAATTCCTTGTGATATCTCTCAACAACAAGAATAGATGATCTGACAATAGAAGGTGGTGAGATAAAGTATGAGTCAAGATTTATTACCGGTTCTGGCACATCGTGAGAACATGCGTATCGTGGAGGTGGACGGGCAGCCGGTGGTGACGGCCAGGGATTTAGCTAGGGCGTTGGAGTATAGTAAGGATAATGCCGTTGCAAAAATATATGACCGGAATAGGGATAGTTTTACTAATAGGGACTCCTTTGTTGTAGATATGAGGAAGTTCGTACCCAAGATGGGTATGAACCAAGTTAACAATGAAAACAGGTTCGACGTCAATTTGACGGTGAACCCCCAGGGCGGTGATCCTCACATCCGAGTCTTCACTAAACGTGGCGCGTTAAAAATCTGCATGAAATCTAACCAACCCAAAGCCGTAGCGGTGCAGGATGCACTGATCAACCTATACGAGCAGGTAGAACGGGGTGAGTTGGTTTCAGCTGGGTACCTGCAGAATGTGGTCAGGGAACTAAAATCGGAGATTAACCGGCTGTCACGGCTGATAGCCGGTGCTGGAGGCAATCGGAATGTGCAACCGGTGCAGGTTGTCTACGTTCCCCGCCGGCACAAACCGCGCAGCTTTGACGATGCGGCACTGGCTTTTCTGCAGGAACTTTTTATCCAGAAGCCACGGGCTAAGGTGGTGGAGCTGGACAGGCATCTGCGTGAAGAAGCTGCAAAGCAGGGTTGGAAAGTAGGTAGTAAAGACAGTGTTTACCGGGCGGTCGCAAACTGGAAGAAGGTAGCAAAGTCTTTGAGCAATTAAAAGGCCCGGCATCGGGCCGAAAATCAGGTTGACTAAGCATAGGCAATGAAATAGGCGTCTTGAAAGCACTTTTAAACGGTTTTTAAAAAGGCGTTTAAAACCGAGTAAGGAGGTGAAAACTCAAATGTCTGTAAAATTGATGCCTGTTAGTGAGATAAAAGAAAGCACTGATATAATCGAGGTTAACCAATTATTGAAGGAGGATTGGTATTTATTAGACTCCTACCAAAGTAACGGTAAACTCGTTTATGTTGTAGCACTAGTTAAAAAAATGAAGGCTAGACTGGATGAGAGAGATCCAGACCAGCCATTTAGCAGAATGGAGTATGAACAAAACGTTCTCGGCGGTTTACTTCTTGAACCTACAACTATTGAGAAAGTCAGTACTATACTCTCGGTGGAAGATTTCTCAATAGATAAGCATCGGATTATATACAAAGCCATCAAGAATTTGCATGATAATGATTCAAGAGTAGGTTTGTGCACAGTATATGAAATGCTTAGTCTGTTAGATCTTTTAGATCAGGCTGGCGGGACAAAATATATAAGTATGTTACATGGTGTAGTTCCTACAGCCAATAACATTATGTACTATGCACAAGTTTTATCGGAAAACCGTCTTAAGAATGAAACTCCTCGTGATATTTCTCAACAATAATAATAGATGCTCTTATGGATTCTCCAATTATTTTATCAATTATATTAAGAAAAAGATCTTCGTGATCGTCCATAACTTGAGAGCGTGGTACTAATTCAGGATAAGATTGATATTTTTTTGTAATGCCCATAAAATGGGTACGCATAAAATCTACTACATTTAGCTTAATATCAATACTTACTTCTTTGTAAATTTTATTAAAAAATAACTGATCCATTTTTTTTCACCTCCTCCCTATTGGTTTTGGTTTGGTTGGCACCGTCAAGATTCGACGGGGAGTGAGGTAATTCCTACCACGCGCAAGGAGGTGTGAGGGTGAAGCAAGGAAAAAGACCGACACGCAGACAGAAAGAGCTTATGTCAAGGGCAAAACTTAATCCAGATAATTGGTTGGTTGTTAAAAATCTGCTTGACTGCCTGCATCTTAAACATAGGACAACAGGAAAGAAACGGGTATTAAAGGCTAGCAGGTGAGCCTATAGCGGCGAGTGAGAGCGTTTATCCGTAATTTATTAGGCGGAGGCTGGATATGGTTAGGAGAAAGAAAGGTGGGTCAGTGCCGGGTCAGTTGTCATTGTTCGATTTTGTGGAGGAAATCCAGCAAGAACAGGAAAAAAGCACGGAAATAAATCCCGGCAGTCTTAATATATCGTTACAATTGCGGAACACACTGTCTGAAGGACTAAAGTATTCCTCCTTGAGCCGGTTTGAAGTAGCATGCAGAATGAGTGAATTGGTTGGTGTGGAGATAACAAAAAGCCAGTTGGATTCTTGGACCGCTGAGTCAAAAGAGCACCACCGTTTCCCGGCCGAATATTTGCCGGCCTTCTGTCATGTAACCGGATTTAAACAACCGCTAAAAATGATGGCAAAACTTGTGCAATGCTACCTCCTCGAATCAGAGGAAGCGTTACTGGCGGAACTGGGTAAAATCGACCAGGTAAGAAAAGACCTGTCCCGGCGGGAGAAAACTGTACGGGATTTAATAGGCCGGATGAAGGCGGACATGTAAGACATAACTCTTTTGGCTAAGGCAGAGGTGGTTATATTGGCTGAACTAAAAACAATAGATAATGAAATATACCTGCCAGTTGAAGAAGTAGCTCTGTTATTGAGTATAACGGAGCGGGCAGTCAGGAAGAAAATCACCTCTGGTCAAATTCATGGCAAGGAAGAGCGTTGTAACCGGGGCGGTCGGGGCGGTGTTAAGTACATAGTACCGTTATCATCTCTGGACGACCGTGTACAGATGAAATACTGGAAAAAGCTAGAGAAAGAGCAAGAAAAAGAGCACCCGGCGGCAGTACCGGAAAATGTATGCCAGTCCAAGACATTTGACGAGTACAGCGAGGATGACCGGCAAATCATCCAATCATGGATACAGGCAGTAAAGGACTGGCAGGCTTTTCGATCAGGCCGCAGGGGTGATTTGCGATCGGTGGATGAGTCCTTTGTGGAGGCTGCCAGGAGTCAGTACACAGGAATATTCTTATCGGTGAATAGTCTATATCGCAAATGGAAAGCTGTCCGGGCAAAGAATTACGATGCACTGGTTGACAAGCGGGGCCGGCACCGGTTGGGACAAAACAGCATACCGGAACTTGCCTGGGAACTCTTTAAATACTATTACTTGGATGAGAGTCAGTACGCCATAAAGCAATGCGTTGATTATGTCACCTGGTGGTGCGAAAAAGAAATGCCGGAGTTGCTTTCAGAGATTCCAAGCTACCATTCTTTTGTCCGGGCAGTCAAGACCATTCCGTTTGCAGTGCTGAAATACTTCAGGGAAGGAGATAAAGCCTTCGAGGACGATGCAGCGCCGTACATAACCAGATTGTATGATGATCTGGAAATTAACGATGTATGGGTGGCGGATAACCATACACTGGATGTTCTTGTCATTGAAGACGGTACAGAGAAACTGCACCGTATGTATGTAACGGGATTCCAAGATGTGCGTTCAAGAAAGATTGTTGGTTGGTACCTAACTGATAAACCGAACAGTGAAGCAGTATTGTATGCGCTGCGAAAAGCCATTTTAAAGCATGGCATCCCACGTTACATTTATACAGATAATGGTCGTGAATTTCTTTGTTTTGATATAGGCGGACGTGGCCGGAGGAAGACATCTAAATCTAAGAAAGATGAACATACCCCCCCTCCCATTTTTGCCAGGTTGGGTATAGAATTCTGGAATGCTAAGGTCCGAAACGGCAGGGCAAAGATTATTGAGCGAGCTTTTAAAGAGTTTAAAGATAAATTTAGTCGACTTATGGTTGGTTTTACAGGCGGTAACCCCTTGGAGAAGCCTGAAAGGCTTAAACACCAGGTAAAGAGCCGCAAGGGCATACTATTGGACAGCAAGCTGCGGGAAAACCTAGATACCTACATCGAAGGCATGTATAACGAGACAGAGCAGAATGGGATTGGGATGTACGGCAGAGCACCAAACAAGGTATATGCAGAAGAAATGGTGACAGTAAGAAAGGCAACATCCGAGGATTTAAACCTAATGTTGATGAGAAGCACCAGGATGCAGACGGTCAAGGAAAAGGGTGTCCACTTGGAGTTATATGGCGAGAAACTCTTCTACTGGGATATAGACTTTCTGCTTAAATACCAGGGGCACCGGGTGTATTTACGATATGATCCGGAAGACCTGCGGCAAGTAAGGATATACAATGAAAAGGATGAATTCCTTTGTGCCGTTCCGGTTGATAACGAAACCATCCTGAAGTACGGTGCCAGCAAAGAAGACATTCGTAAGGCATCGGCTAAAATAAAGCAATTCAAAAAGACGGTCAAAGCCTATGATGAGAATTCCGGCCTGGAAGCTTATCCGAAGATCGAGGCGATAGATCTGATGCTCTGGAAGGCAAAGCAGAACATGGAAGCCGGTGGGCAAAAGCCAAACGCCAAGGTGGTGGAAGCTGTCAAGGCTAATGAACCTGTTGTTACAGTGCAAGAAGCCCCGGCAGATCAGACTGATTCAGTGGTTGATCTGCAAAACATGACTAAGAATGCGCGTAAAAATATGGCTATGTGAGGAGGTGTACCAGTGAAATCAAATATGGATGTTAACCGGTTACCGGTCAATCAAATTGTTGACCCGGCTGACTATCCTGAATACGTAATATCAAAAGAAGATATACGTAAAGCCATGCAAAAAATTAAACAGCTTAAGTCAGTTAATACTGTTCAAATGGTATTTCAATAAGAAATTTTATAGGAGGTATTGAGGATGAACGTAACATTGAAAGAACGGTTAGAGGAGCATTTGAGGAGCACCGGTAAGAGCCAGAATGCTCTGGCCAAGGAAATCGGTATCAGTTCTGCAGCGTTAAGCCAGTACCTTGCCGGTAAATATCAAGCTCAGGGCAACAGCAATATAGAGCCGAAGATTGAGGAATTTTTCAGTCTGACGGAAAAAGCGGCTGCATTTACGACAGCACCTGATTATGTTGCTACCTCAATCTCAACAGATGTATATAATGTCATTGATTATTGTCACGTGAGCCGTTGCATGGGGACTATCATTGGAGACGCCGGTATCGGAAAGACAAAAGGGGCTGAAAAATACGCCAGCGATTACAGCGAAGCCATCTACATAACAGCCACCAAGGCATGCAAGAGCCAGAAGAATATATACCGGATGATTGCCAGGAAATTGAGGCTAAACGAGAACCGGAATGTTTTTGATTTGTATTATGATATCCGCTCCAAGCTGGACGGGTCCAACAAAATTTTGATCATTGACGAAGCCCAGCATCTTTCTGTTGCAGCCATAGACGATATTCGTTTCTTCAACGATAAGAGCGACGAGTCAGACCTTCCGTCCGTGGGTATTGTATTGATTGGTAACCATGAGCTACGCACAAAAATGATGGGGCGGTACGAGCAAACCCTGGCACAGTTATTTAACCGTATTCAGATACAGCGGCTAATGTTTACAACCCAAGTTCTTGTGGAGGATATAAAAAAGCTTTTCCCAGTTTATGCCGATAAGGGCATAAATACGGAAAAAGAAATCAGGTTCCTGCACGGCATCGCCACCAGTCGCTGGGGTGTTAGAGGAGCTGTTAAGGTATTCCTCAACAGCTCCAATAACGGGGACATTTCGCCTAGCGGCCTGACAACCATGGCGAAATATATGGGAATTGGATTTCCTGCATGAGGTTTTAAATATGTCTTTCGGTATACCAAAAGTATACCTGTTTACCTGAGCATACCCCATTAAAATCAATGGGGTAAAGTATACCGTGGCAGATATAGTTACTTATTTAACCTCATGACAATTTTAATATAACACTTTTTAAATAGCTTTTAAAGGGCTATTAATCAAAGAAAAGGAGGTGTTGCTATGCAAAATAAAATGTCACACGGGAAAAGAAAGACCATCTATGGGATGGCCACACAGCTGGGCATATATCAAAAAGGCAATGAGAATGATGATCTGCATGCCATTGTGCACCGGGTAACAAGAAAAGGATCTATTAGTCAGCTAACAGATGAAGAAGCCGATCTGGTTGTTGGCGAACTGGTGAAACTTAAGAGAGAGAACCGGGCGTTAAAAGCTCGAAAAAATCCTGATGAATATAAGCAGAAACACCGGTCCGGTATGATTAACCCAAATCAAGAAAAGGCTGTTTGGTTCTATATGTACCGCCTGGAGGAGTTAGATAGCACACCGTCTCAAAAAACACGGACGGAAAGATTGTGTGCCATTATTGAGAAGTACTTGCATGTATCCGCATACACCGGGGATCCTTTTCGCTTTGTTTCATTCGCGAATGGCAGCATCCTGATTGAGGTTTTGAAAAAGATGGTGCGGCACGAAAAACTTAAAGCTGAAGAAAAGTCAACAAACGGCTAATGGCTGCCTGCCTCGCGAGACAGTATCCTAATGAGGGAGGTTGATATTATTACTAAACAAGAATGGCAAGAAGTCGAGGAGCAATTGCAATCGTTTTATACAACAGTTAAATTGAAATGCGATGAATATAACATTTCTCTGAGATTAGAGAGATTAAACCAATTTAAAAACGTGATATCGGTGTATGTAAATGGTGTCGTCAAAGGCACATGGTTAATGGAAGACTGCGAGGAGAGAAAACGTTTCATGCGACCGGTAAAAAAATCGCTTTATTCTCAGAAACGAAAGGAGGAAATGAAAAAGTTCTCGAAAAAAAAATTAAAAGAATATGGGATAGATCTGGAAGCCACATATACTTGTTATTTACCTTTCTGGAAATCCTTCAAAAAAATGCGAAGCCATTTAACAAAGAATAATAAAACCATTGAACTAGTAAAGGATGATTCAAGGGTGGATGTATAACTACAAGATGCTGTGAGCAAGCCAGGCAGTTATCACTGGTATAAATTGCTATCCAACATGAGAATCTGAGCATATGGAGGTTGAATAGAATTGCAGGTAAGTGAACATGCCAGAGAAAGGTATTGTCAGCGGGTTTTGGGAATACTTCCTGAAAATATACGAGAATATATTAATAGTCGGGCAGATGCGATTGACCGGGAAATATTTGAGATGATCAAGCAGAGTTATTCCCGGAAAGACGGAAGTAAAACCTATTATGTATCTGACTTATGTATTTTGGTAGCGACAAGAAATATCGTGGTTACAATTATCAAAAAGAATTTCATTTCTCATCACTTAAAAAAGAGGTTATTTAACAATAAAAAGAGAGCTTAATATTTATGGAAGGAATTTGATTATAACCACGGAGGTGAAATTTAAAGTGGTGAAAGCCGGAATCAAGAGCAGGTCATACACGGATGAAGAAAAGCACTTGGTGGAGTGTTTAAAAAATAAACTAAAAGAGGCCGGTGTAACGAAGTTCCCCAGGGACTGGCACTTAAAGCAGCTCTCAACAGCTAAATGGATGCTATCCGGTGTTGATTCTCCGTCAGTTGCCGATTGGCTGGTATGCATAGATTGGGCATTTAGCGATGACTACTGGAAGGACAAGATCGACCATTTGGCCAGAATCATGTCTTTGTGGCCCAAGTTTAAACTTCAGCAAGGTGGTGACAGCCATGCAAAACGTGGCAGAGGTCGTAGAACTGCAATCAAAAAAACAGACTATGCAAACGACAACTATGCCAATCGTGGGAACCTGCCCTTTTAGTGAATGTGACGGAAGCGGTCGTATAATATATGATGAAGATGGGATCCGCTATTTCCAAAAGTGTAAGTGTCGGGAGTTAGCCGAGCGACGGCACAAGATAGAAGAACTTTTTAGTATAGCAAAAATTCCCCGCCGATTTGCTAGTAAAACCTTTGAAAATTATATACCAAGAAATGAGGAGCAGGAAAAGGCATTATATCTATCTCGCAGGTATGTCGATAAATTTGAAACACTAAAAAATGAAGGTAAAAATGGCTTATATATAGTTGGTCCCACGGGCACCGGCAAAACTCATTTAGCATATGCCATAATAAGTCAACTAATTCAAACTCATATGGTTTCGGTTGTGTCCTGCATCGTGCCGGAACTCATGGACACACTTAGACCTCAAAACAATAGAAATGAGGCTGAGGAAAGGTTTAGACTGATAAAAAATACTGAACTGGTTCTCCTGGATGACTTGGGGGCTGAAAAAGAAAGTGAGTGGGTTGTGGAAAGACTGCTGGTAATTATAAATGCCAGATACTCAAATATGGTCCCAACTATCATTACATCAAATATACCACTTGATTTACTAAGTGTGGATAAAGACAGGAACCTGATTTTGGACTGGCAGCGTATCGTTTCCCGGATCAGAGAGATGTGTCACCTTGTTTTAGTTGATGGTGATGATTACCGAGTTTGCGTGAGGTAATATTTTAGAAGGCGGGAGGATAGAAAAGTGAAAAATAAGTTGCTAAAGGAGATTCAAAGCTATAAGGAATTGCCGGAACCATACTTGTCAATTGCAAAACATATTGGAGTGGAAAACACTTTAATACTGGCGAGTAAGTTTGGAGGTTCAATGCTCTATCTCCCAGGTCTTACTTCCATTAACCGCCAGATTAGAAATCGCCGTATACAGGAGGAGTTCACGGGGTATAATCTCCGTTCTTTGGCGAGAAAACACCGTATATCCATAAGACGAGCACAACAAATTGTTAAAGGCATAAGACTAAAAACAGAAAATCCCAACAATAGTAAACATGTTCAGTTATCTTTATTCGATTTTGATGCGAAATAAATTTATGAAATTTTTTAATAGAAATGCATATTCATGAAATGATATATTCCGGCAAAAGCCGGTTTTTGTTTTTTAGGCCAAAATAAAGACGAGGAGTGATTTGAAGTGTGGAAACAACTAATTGCACAAGTTAATGGAGTCATGGTGGATGTGGTTAGCGGTTTGGTGGCCCTTGGTGCAGCTGCCACAACATATTATCTTAAAAAAGGGGCGGATAAACTGAAAGCTGAAACCAGCCACATACAAAACAAGGCACAGGCCCAGTTGATGTGGCAGGCTATTGATAGGCTTGAAGATACTGCGGAAAAGGTTGTCACCAAAACGGAACAGACTGCAGCCGGCCAGTTGCGGCAGGCTGTAAAAGACGGTAAGGCTGATCGATCTAAATTGTTAGCCCTGGGTCAAAAAGCTTGCAATGAAATTCTTCAGACGCTGGAGCCCGATATTGTCCAGGTGCTTTCAGCAAATTTAGGTGATCTGCAGGCATATATATTGAGTACTGTTGAGACACAAGTTAAACAGTTGAAAGATGCAAAGGCAAATCTGGCAGGCTAAAATACCTCCCTACCCTACTGTTGCCCGGAAGCGAGGTGTAAAAGTGAATTGGTGGGTAATGCTGCCGACGGCAGCCGGCGTTGTGGTTGGTGTCATTGGATACCTAATGAATCGGTCCATCCTGGAAATGGATGAGAAAATTGATAAAGCAAATATACGGATCGATGAAATAAGTGTCAAACTAGACCAGTCGAATGCGCATTTAGAAAAAGTGGTAAATGATCTGTGGAAGGAATTTTATGATTATAAGGACAAGGCAACTGATGAGTTTGTCAAAAAAACGGACTTTGTTCATGTGACATCCGATATTGGCAAGAAGCTGGATAGAGTCTATGATATTTTGCTGGACTTGAAAGGTAAGGTGCATTGATGAATAAGGATGTATTGGAAAAAAGAAAGCTTATGAGCACAATTGTCGCTAAAGACTTTGCTGATTTAAATGGGTCAGTAATGCGAACTGTTAACACGGTATTTAAATCCCGCTGGTTTAAACTGTCGGACCTGTTACTGGCTTTTCCCGAGCGGCAGGATGAAACAATAGAGACATTAAACTACCTGGAAAAGGCAGGGTATTTGGAAGCCAGGGATATTGAAAGTAAAGTCAAAATGGAGATTCAGTACTCCGAGTTCAACGAGACAGAAGTTATATTAACAGCCAAGGGTATCCGGTTGGTTAAGTATATTGAAACGGATGATGCTGTAGACGTATAAGGGGATGATGGTATGGTCAGGCGCACAAGGAGTAAAATTGACGCCCTGCCGCCTGAATTGAAGGACGCTGTGGAGCAGATGATATTAAACCCCGTTCAGTTTACCTATCAGGATATATCTGAATTTCTGAAAGATAAGGGACATGAAATATCATATGTGGCGGTGTACCGGTACGCCAGGCGGATGAATGCCAATATCCAGATGATAGTTGCTGCACAGGAAAATTTTCAGCGGTTGACAGAGGAAATGGAGAAATACCCCGAGCTTGATTTTGTGGAGGTCATCCAGCGCATCCTGGCGCGGCAATTAGTTGACCGCCTCTCCTCTGCCCCGGATGAGCAGTGGGATGACCTGGAACTGGATAAAACCATTAAGGATGCGGTAGCGCTATCCAGAGCGGCTACTTACAAAAAGCGTATGGATGTGCAGATGCGGGATAAGCAGGAAGCCGGTTTGCAGGAATTCAAGGCACTAATATTTGACGCCATGGCTAAAGAACGTCCGGAGCTATATCACCAGGTTAGCCAGTTCATCAATGAAAAGAAGCGCCAGGGTCTGGTTGATTCCGGGGAGGAGCAGACATGCATTGGTACGTGATCCACTGTTTGACCGGACACGAGGAAGACGTAAGGAGCCGGGTAAAAGAAAAGGATATTGCCAGGGCTGTGGTGCCCAGGCGTCTTATGGTAGAGCGACGGCAAGGAGGGTGGCAGTATGTGGAGCGGGTGGTGTTCCCCGGGTATGTATTTGTGCAAGCACATATGACACCGGCAGCATATTACGCTATGAGAAATCTACCAGGGGTAATCCGAGTATTGGGAACCAGCCGTCCGGTACCGCTCATGGGAAATGAAGTCACCTTGTTTTTAAAGCTCTGCCGTGACGGGGACCCGCTTGGTTTGTCGGAAGTGTTTGTAAAGGGCGGCAGTGTAAAGGTAATTTCCGGACCATTAATGGGCCTAGAGGGACATATTGTCAAACTGGATGCAAGACGATTCCGGGCTAAGGTAAATATCAGCTTGATGGGTGAACCAAGAATTGTTGAACTTGCCGTTAGTGTGATTAAAAAAACCTGATAATCTGACATGTTTGATTCGTCGCATGCCAGGTAAATGGTTTTTATAGTATTGGGGAAACCGGATGAAAAATCCGGGTGGCGAAGCCTGCCCTAAAAAGAGTACAAATCTTTTATTTCAATACCGTTTAAAACCCGTTTAAAACCGTTTAAAAGCGTTTAAAAAATTGAGGTAATATAATTATGTGATCACTGTAAAAATGGCCGCAAAATGCAGCAAGAAGGTTGTTGGTTATGTAGTAGGACCCATGTTCATCCGGTAGGGTGTTTTTTTGTTTTGAATAGTAAACTAATTAGGAGGAATGTTAGGATTGAGAAAAAATGTTGTTTTGGACCCCGGGCATGGCGGCCAGGACCCAGGTGCCATCGGAGTAAATGGTCTTCAGGAGAAAAAAGTTAACTGGGATGTCGCTAATATTGTCAAAGAACAGCTTGCCGGGTATGACTGCGTGGTTCACATCATGCAGCCCAGCTGCACAAACCCCAACAGCACATCAAGCGATGAGCTGCGGCTGCCGGTGAAGTATGCCAATAACATTAAGGCAGACTTCTATTTGTCGGTACACGAAAATGCCGGCGGCGGTACCGGGTTTGAATCCCATGTGTACACGCATCCCAGCGAACTGGCTCTCAAGTATCAGGATGCTATCCATAATGAAGTAGCTGCGTATATGGCAAAGTTCGGATTTCGTGACCGTGGAAAAAGACGCTCCAATTTCTATGTTTTGAGGGAAACAAATATGCCGGCAGTGCTGCTTGAGAATTTGTTTATTGACTCCGCCGCTAATGCTGCTGCACTGCAAAACCCGGAATTTTTGCATGGGCTGGGAAATGCCATTGCCTATGGTATCGTTTTAGCGTTAGGGTTAAAAAAAATATAGCTGCCGTTTCAAAAATCTATTGATAGGTGGTATTTATATGTGATGAAAAAAGGCCGCAAGGCTGATATCGTTTCACTGCTGTATGAGGCCATGGAGGAAAATGAAAAACGTAGGCACGGCCATGAGAAGCAGCAAAACGATGAAGCCAGAATGCTTTTTGAAGAGTATGTAAAACGAGATTCAAGCCCGGCAAGATTGGAACTATGGAAATCTTATCAGGCTGAGGCTCCGCTTATTGGTTCGGACGGGCTGAGGAAAAAGCTCGGGGCCATGGATCTAGAGTATTTTGGCAGGGCTTATCTTCATCATTATTTCACTCGGGAAACTCCTGAATTTCACCGGGAGTTAGACCGGATTTGGCAACAAGGCGTGCTTAAAGGGATACTGCAGCTGACAGAGAAAACGGTGGCCAAGATCCGGCGGTTGCCAGGCTGCCGCCGGGCGGTGGCCGCACCCAGGGGCCACGCCAAGAGTACCAACCTGACCTTTAAGGATACCTTGCACGCCATAGTCTATGAATATAAGCCCTATATACTGATACTGTCAGATTCATCCGATCAGGCGCAGGGATTCTTGTCAGATATCCGGGGGGAATTGGAAGAGAACCTGGCCATCAGGGAAGATTTCGGAGACCTTCAAGGGAAGAAAGCCTGGCGTGAAGATGTACTGATGACCTCCACGGATGTGAAGATTGAGGCCATCGGCAGCGGTAAGAAAATCCGGGGCCGACGCCATAAAAACTGGCGGCCTGGGCTGATTGTATTGGATGATATTGAAAACGATGATAATGTCCGGACGCCGGAACAAAGAAAGAAGCTGGAAAATTGGTTCTTTAAAGCAGTGAGTAAGGCTGGTGACGACTACACTGATATTGTGTACATCGGCACCATTTTGCATTACGACTCCCTTCTTTCCAAGGTGCTTAAGAATCCGGCCTATAAGTCAGTAAAATACCGGGCGATCATCTCCTGGTCCGAACGCAAAGACCTGTGGGAAAAATGGGAAGACATTTATATTGATCTGGACAATGAAAATCGGGAGCAAGATGCCAGGGCATTTTTTGAGGCCACTAAAGATGAAATGCTAAAAGGTACCCGGGTTTTATGGGAAGATAAGCTTTCCTATTATGCTCTTATGGTGATGCGGGTTTCTGAGGGTGAAGCCAGCTTTAACTCTGAGGAACAAAACGAGCCTATTAATCCAGAAGACTGCCTGTTCAACGAAGAGTGGTTCGAATATTATAACGAGGCTGCCATTGATTTCAGGGAAAAACGTTTCCGTTTCTTTGGCTTTGTTGACCCCTCTTTGGGGGGCAAGGGCAAGAAGAAGAAAAGCGACTTTTCCACAATCATTACTTTGGTCAAGGATGGCCAGACCGGTTATATGTATGTGCTTGATGCCGATATCGAAAGACGCCACCCGGACAGGATCATCGAAGACATTATGGAAAAGGAACGCTGGCTGAAGCTGACATTTGGCCGGGGATATTTCCAATTCGGCTGTGAGACAAACCAGTTTCAATGGTTTTTAAAAGAAGAATTGGCCAGGCGCAGCGCTGAAGCCGGTATTTACCTCCCCATCGAGGAGGTAAATCAAACCAGCGATAAATATGGACGAATCCAGACTTTGCAGCCTGATATAAAAAACAGGTACATTAAATTTAACATCCGGCATAAGCGTCTTTTGGAGCAACTCAGGCAATTTCCCATGGCGGCCCATGATGATGGGCCGGATGCCCTGGAAGCATGCCGAACTCTGGCCAGATCTAAACAACAGGTTGACCAGGGCTTGCTGAATGTATTTAAAAAACTTCGGATATATGGGTGAGTTGAATGAAAAAGGCTACATGGCTTAAAAGAGCTGTCGGTGAGATTTCAAAGCTTCGGAACGTTTTTAGTATGTTTACTTCATATTGGGCATTACGGGTTGGTTCATATTTTTCGGCCTACAAGCTTGATTCCAGCCGGGTTGATTATGCCAAGGCCCGGGCGCTGTATGAAAATACGGATGACAAGTATAAGCTGGGTGCCGGGTTCGCCAGGAATATAATCAATACCACGGTGGGCTTTATGGGCGTGCCCAGGTTTCAATCTGTGGACGACACGGCCCAGGATGTATTGGACAACTTTTTTAGCAATAACACTTCACGGATGTTGCATGTGCACCGTAACACTTTGCGGGATGGTGACTGGTTTGTCTGGCTCACCAGGGAGGAAAACCAGGAACAAACCCTCTATCCGGAACAGAAGGTCAGGCTGGTTTTTAATATGCTACCACCGGAACAGGTGGTACAGGTCATCAGGGACCCGCTGAATAATAATCTGGTTAGAGAATACGTCATTCAGGCGGCCCATGATTGGCTTGATGATCAGGATAACGCCAAAAGATCGCTGGTGTCACAAAGAATTTCAGCTACCAAAAGAATAATCCAAATAACCGGTGATATTCCACAGGACCAGGCAGCCTATATGGAAGAAGATAATCCATGGGGATTTATACCTATCGTCCACTTTAAGAACGAAGGCGACGATACCAGAGAATTTGGCCAGAGCGACCTTGAGCCAATTGAGCCGTTTTTTAAAGCTTACCATGATGTTTTGCTGCACGCGCTGCAGGGCAGCAAAATGCATAGTACGCCGCGCTTAAAATTTAAGCTTAAGGATATTGCCGGTTTTTTACGCAACAATTTCGGTGTTACAGATCCCTATGCTTTTGCCAGCCAGGGAGGCACCATAAGCTTGGATGGTCATGAATTCTTTTTATTCAGTGAGGATGAAGACGCCGAATTTATTGAGGTTAAAAGTGCCATTGGAGATGCCACGCAGCTTTTACAATTCCTGTTTTACTGCATTGTTGATGCGTCGGAAACACCGGAATTTGCTTTTGGTGTGCATACTCCCAGTTCACTGAGTTCTGTTAAGGAACAAATGCCTATTCTGGTCAGGAAGATTGCCCGTAAACGTGAGCAGTTTACCGAGAGTTGGCAGCGGTTGGCCCGTATGGTGCTGGCCATGACGGCCATGGCCGGAAATAAAAAAGCCGGCAGTTATGCCACTGTGCTGGAGTGGGATGAGGTTAATCCCAGGGATGAAAAAGAAGTGGCCGAAGTTCTGGATAAAGTGACCACAGCCCTGAAGACCGCTATGGAAGCAGAAATCATCAGCGAAGAAGCCGCTGTGGAATTTTTAAAACAGTATATCAACACCATGAATAATTACATTAACGATGATCCGGAAATACCTGGAGAACGTGAGAAGCTTATGAGAACCAAACTGCAAAAGATGCGGTTGGAGGACTCCCAGTTCCTGGACGAACAAAAGGCTAAGATTGATAAGGAATTGGCCGGGGGTAATCAATAATGGCTGATGAAATAACCCAAACTAAGGATGCCGCCGGCGCATATGTCAGGTTCGCCCTGGAGGCCAGGAAAAAGTTTATTGCTATTCGGGAGCGCCAGGACCCACAGATACGCAGCCTATATATAAGGCTGGCAGATAGAGTGGCAGCCAGTGTTTCGGATAGGCTTACTCCTTTAAAGCAAGTACACTTAAAGCAAGTAGAGCAAGCTCTGCGGGAGGAAGCTGATAAGTTCCGTGACGGGTTAAGTGGTATATTAAAGCAGGATATAAAAGACGCAGTTGAAGCTGGCTCCGGTATGTCCTCCGGACTTACTTTTAAGCTTTTGGAAGATGCCGGGATAAAAATTGATGATAATATTAGGGCGTCTTTTTTTCATGTCAACAAACGGGCTGTTGAGGCTATGTGGCATCACAATGTAAAAGGATTGAAGCTATCTGACCGCATATGGCAGAAAGGTGAAAAAGCCAGAGAGGATATCCAAGCCATACTTGAGGAGGCTGTAGCCACCGGCCAGAGTGCTGTTGATACGGCCAAACTGCTGAAAAAGTACGTGCGTAAGGGTGCCCGCACTCTTGCCATTGATTACCCACAAATGATGGCCAGGATGGAAGGCAGAATTCCTAATGATATGTGCTATGAGGCATTGCGATTGGCCAGGACAGAAACCAGCAAAGCATATTGGAATGGCACTATCGAATCAGCCCGGGCTTCGCCAAGCTACCAAGGAATGAAATGGATTTTAAGCCGCTCTCATTCTTTGAATGATATCTGTAATGCCTACGCCGACCATGATGAGGGCCTGGGCCGGGGGGTGTACGCCCCAGGAAATGAACCCAGCTATCCGCACCCAAACTGTATTTGCACTATCGTGGCTGTGCATGAGCAACCGGAGGAGTTTGTTGCCAGGCTTAAACGGTGGCGGAATAATCCTAGCATTGATCCAAAATTGGAAAAGTGGTATAGTGAAACTTATAAAGTTGAATTAAAGTTGAATAACTCTCAACAGGAAAATTGGCATGATAAGGTTAAGAATAGAATTGTACAAGGGGTAAAAAGCGATCTGGATGTTATTGACGTTGGCAGCATGATTAGCTCAGAGATTGAGGTAAGATTGGCTGAATATCGAAAGATTGATAAAGATTTACGTGATAAGGTGCTTAATCTTGAAGCAAAGCTAAAACGTGCAATGCGTGCCAAAGAGAAATGGTCACATATTGAGAACGAATTAATAGCTGCCGAAGAAGCATATTATAAGCAAAAAGAAAAGATGAAATTAAGAAATCTGGTAACCGAAGTATTAGGTGAGGTTAGGCCACTTGGCAATACAGGCAATCAGATGTGGGCAAAAGGAAGTAATAAGATGGCCAGAGAGGCTATAGCTGAAATAAGTAGGCATTTACCCTCTGATTGGCATAAAATGTCCAATGCTACAGAGTTATTGGCTAAAAAGGTTAGGCGCGGTTATCATAGAAGGGCCATTGGAAAACCAGGTGACAGTTGGTATAAGCCGACTGAGATAGCGTTGAGAGGTAATAGTGTAGCTGAAATGGAGCAGGTTGCTCTACATGAGATGGGACATAGGATGGAGACTGTTGTGCAGAGCATTCTTACTATGGAGCAACAGTTTTATGAGCGGCGCACAGCCGGATATTTATTGGAAAAATTGAAAGACCTAACAGCTTTAAATTATGGGCCTGACGAGGTTGCCAGAAGAGATAAATTTACTAACCCCTATATGGGCAAGGACTATAAGGGTAAAGCTTACGAGATATTATCAATGGGCCTTGAAGGTGTTTTTTTTGAAGCAAATAATCTTTGGTCGGACAAGGAGTATGTCAACTTTATCTTGGGGGTGATGGCAGCAATATGATATTTACTATTACCGGCATACCTAAAAATGTGCCTGATGCAGGCAGGGTGAGTATTGTATGGAATAATGGTGAAATAACTGGTGATGAATTTGCTGTTGTGCTATTACGCATAGGAGCATCCATAAGAGAGAAATACCACATTCCAGTGGATGCAACTCCCACCGGTCCATCTTATTACCGGGATTTATTGAAAAATCCAATAGCACTTAAGTTATTGGCCTATGAATTATTTAATGATTTAGAGTTTTCTGGTGATGAAATACTTTTTGAGGACGATGATGAGGATTTGCCGGAAGGAACTATTTATTAATTTTAAATAATAACAATCGTATGTTTTAAAAGCTGTTTAAACAGTGAGTAAGAGCCTTTTAAAGGGCTTTTATTTTTTTGTCAATTTTACAGGGGGGTGAATTTGTGCATGCATATTGGTTACCCCGGCCAGTGGGAGAAATGGCCGGCAATGATGATGCTGTGGTTTATCTCCAAGCCGGTATTTCCGGTGAAATAAAACCGGAGGACGTACCGCTGGCATCTGGGGTGGATTTGACAACCCTTAAAAATGATGACGAAGATCCGCTGGAAGTAGTGGTTGAGGTTCCAACCGGCAGATCTAAACGTGGTTGGAACTACAAACCGGAAGCTATACAAGCAATTGTTAAGCATGTTCAGGAAAAAACATTATCAGGTTTCTTGGGGCACCAGAAACCTGAAGACGTGGACAGCGAATTTAAGCCACCGGTAACCCACTGGGTGGGTGCAATTTGGAAGGATGGCAAGGGATATTTTCGTGGCGTAGTAGATGCTGCAGCCAATGACCTAAAACGTTGGATCAGGTCAAAACGTGTGAACCAGGTTTCTATTTTCGGGGTCCCGAAGCTTGTGAAGGTCGCCGGGGAAACGCAAGTAGTTGATTATTTGCCCATGTCCATTGATTGGACACCCCTGGACAGGGCCGGGATGCCCACCCGCATTGTGGCTGTTGGAGAAATGGATCAAATTATTGGAGGTGGAGAAACCTTGAATTTTCAGGAACTGATTGCGATGTTGAAAAAAATGCTGCATGGCCGGGAGATTACCATGGGGCAGTTGGCCGGCGAAATGGGCTGGACAGTCTCTTCTCTGGCTGGTGAATTGGATGCAAAATGGCTACAGTATATTAAAAATAACGAGGAATTGCTGGAAAAGGTCCGGGAGGCCCTGGGAATCACCGGTGAGATGGATATATTAGCACGGGCTAAGGAAGCTTATGCATCCCTGGAGGAGAAGAAAAAAGCCAGTCAAGCTGAATTGATTGACCAGGTTGTAAAGGAAAAAGTCAGCGGAGAAATTGCTCAGTCTTTGGTTAGAAGAATACTAACTGTGCCGGAAGATGCTACTAAAGAACAGGTGGCCGGAGAAATTGACAAAGCATTGAATGATCCGGCGTTAAAAGATGCTATTAGCAAGCTGCGTACTGATCGTCCTGCTTATACCGGCAGCGTGCAAAGTACAAAAGATTCCGGCGGCATGCTGGTAACCAGGAAGGTGAATATATGAGTTCTGTGGTCAGGTTTAATCCCCAATCCCAATCCTTTGTGAGTAATGGTACTGTCGGGAAATTTGAAAACCGCCCCGTCAGCCGCCAGGGCATAGTCAAAAACTTGCCGGCGCAGCAGCCGGGGCCGCAGGTGCTATCAGCCGGCAAGCCGGTTTCACAGCCGGTGGTGCAAGTTATAAGCTAAGGAGGTAAGAATCGTGGGTAGAAAAGTTAGTGGGGGTAAATCCGTGAAGATAAGTGTGCCGGTAAGCACGGTCATTATGCAGGGTAATTTCTATTTATTGGACGGTTTCTTTGGTTTGGCTGTACAGTCTATGGAAACTGATGCAGACGGCCAGGTAATTAGTTTTAAAGGTGCCACTGTTCCGGCTGGTATGGTGCCGGCGGAAGTGATTCTGGATATTGAGACTGCGGAATATGAAACCAATCAGATTACTGAGGCAGATGCCTTTGCTATGGGTGACAAGATTTATTGGTTAAATACCGGTCTTTTAACCACAGCACCTAATAACGACGCCAGCGGAAACCCGCAAAACCGGCCCGTGGGTCGGGTGACCCAGGCAAAGGATGCTAATAATGTCATTTGGTTTAAGCTTGGGCCGCAGGTCCTGGCCCATTAATGGAGGTGGAATGCTTTGAGGATTATAAGCAGTGATATTCTAAAGAATGAACGCCGCAAGCAGACCGTTGAGGTGGATGTACCGTATATTTCCCCCAGCGGTGAAATAAGGACGGTCAAAAAGAAGATTGTTAACGGTGAGATGGAAGTCTTTGGACTGACCAGGCCCATGGGTGAAATGCTCACCACCCCTACCGGTTTGGAAAACATTATACAGAAATCTGTTATTGACCTGGAGTTGGGCCGTGAGAGTATTCCCCTGCTCTACTCCCCTATTTACCGTAAGGTTGAGGATGCAAATTTTACTCAGTTTGTTGATGTGGCACCTTTCACAGGTGTCCGGGTGGTTTTTTTGGAGCATATGGAACTTGAAGAAGTCAAGTTTGGTACCCGCAAAATCGGTACCAAGGATACGGTACCCATCATTACGCATGCTACCGGCCTGCAGTGGACCGAGGATATGGTGCTATACGATAAAACTTGGGAAATGGCCGAAGCCAACCGGGCTTTCGGTGAGGCATATAATGCACTCTTGAACCATATTCACCTATATCCTGTTATTGAATTTGCTTATGCCGCTAAGAACAAAACCGCAGCGGATACTACGGGTAGTACACTGTTGGAGAATTACCGCAACACCATAAAGGCCGGGTTGATTCATGCATCCCAGGACAAGAATACAGACACAGGAAGTCCGCGACGACCCAATATCCTGCTGGCTCATTCCAGCCGGCGGTGGGATATTGAGGAGTGCCTGCAGCGTATGCAGATTGGTGGGACAATTTATCCAGCCATTAGCCAAATTGATACACTCATATTCTATGATGGCTGGAGTACGGTGGTTGGAGGAAAAACCCACGAATATGCCGGGGTTAGTACAACTAAGGCATACCTTATTGAGGGGCAAAAGTATTTCCGGGAATTAGTTAAGCATGACCTGCGTGTCGATGCTTCCGGTGCTGATATAACGCGGTTAGTGGAAAACGCCATGGTGGGCAGGGCTCGCCGTGGTGTAATTGCCTCCCCCGCCAATGCCGTAGAAGAACTAACTTTACCGGCTTAAGACTATAGAAAGGCGGTGCTGATAATGACGCCTACCCCGGAACTGCTAACCAGGCTTAGAAAATATTTGAATGAGACTATTCCTGCCGGAGGTACAGACACCGACACCAGGTTTCTAAACTCGGAACTTGAGGAGCTACTAACCGAAGCCGACAATGTTTATCAGGCAGCCAGCAAGGGTTGGATTATTAAAGCCAGCCTGCTGCAAGGTGATATCGAGAGCTACAGCGTGGGTCAAGAAAAGTATGATTTGACATCATTGAAAGATCAACTGTCCCATGCTGTAACCATGGCAAGCCAATATGCTTCTCTGGGCACAGCGACAGCCGGCGGCAAGGTTTTGTCCGGCGCTATTCTGAAACTGAGTAAACCGGAGGTCATCTAATGGACCTGGTGACGGTAAGGCGCAAAAATACTATTTGGTCAATCAATCAGAATCCTGTAACCATCATCATCAACCGGACGGAAAAGGTCGAAGCGAATGGATATTTTAATGATATCCCATCTCAGGTAGGTTCTCTTGTCGTCCGGATTTTTCAGGTTAATGGAAATGGAAATAGGATTGAATCACATTTGGTAGGCACTAAGGAGCTTGTTCATGATTGGGCTTTGCTGGCAGATTGGCAGGCGGATCTGCGGGCAGGCTCCCATGTCCGGGATGAATTTGAAGTCCCGGACATGGGCTTTTTTGTTATCAAGTCGGTATATCCGCAAAGGGTCCAGGGGCAGGTGGTCGGGTACCAGGCAGAACTGGAGATGGTTATTTAAAGGTCAATTAAAAGAGAGTTGATTCCTATGGGGTTTGGTGATAAAGCAATCGAACATACCGAACGTAAAATAGTCGGCCTCTATGCCCTGCTGCAAAGTTTCACGGGGCTACTTGAAAGTTATGCCAAGGAACACGCTTCCTGGGTTGATCGTACCGGCCATGCACGTCAGGGCATCCACGCTGGGGTTGAAGATCATGGAGAAGAAATTGTCTTATATCTTGCCCATGGCAAGGAATATGGCTCATATCTTGAAACGGGTACCGGAATCCATGGTCCGCAAGGGAAACCTTATAAAATTGTTCCCAAAGATAAAAAAGCTTTGTTTTGGACCGGTGCTCCTCACCCAGTTAATGAGGTCCTTCATCCAGGGATGAAAGCTCATCCGATCATAGCCCCTGCTATAGATGTTCATATACCTCGCATCCGGAAAAATATACTGGATTACTGGGAGGACTAAACAATGCGGGCAGCAATCAGGCAGCAACTAATCAATAAAATATCCAAAATCCAGGAGCGTGTGTATGAGCCGCATGCGGCTAATGCTAAAACGCCAAAACCTTATCTGGTTATACGCCAGGGGGCGGAAGTTGAAGACACTCCATGGACTAACTTCCGGCGAATTATGGAGGTTTGGCCTTACCTCTCCCGCACATCATTCCAGGGTGTTGATGGGATGGTGTCTCTGGTGGTGGCTGCTTTAGATAAACAATTGCTAACCACAGAGAACGGTGAGGTTTTTTCCTGTGTATATCTTGGTAATGCCGGTGCTGATTTTGTTGATGATGGATGGGACGCTATCACCAGGGGCCTGCGATTTGCTGTCATGGCTCTGCAGCCGGTGTCCGTGGCCGAGGCAGAAAACGATCCCTGGCTGGAGACCTTGGCGATCTGGACAGAGGCTTTGCTGGGTGAAGCATGGACTGTTTACCGTAGCCGGTGGCCGCTGGGATATAAAAGGCCTGCGATTTTATGGAGGATAGCCGGTATTCAAGAGCCGGGGGAAAGTCTCGGTGCTGTAGCGCTAAAAGTGCGCAAGACTCTGGCAGGGCATGTATTAGGGACAAATTCCGGCCAAGAAATTAACGCGGTCGTTTCTATAGTGCAGGAAATGACCAAGGCTGTCAAAATACCGCTGGATCTCACCACCAGGCAGTATATGACTGTGGATGATGTTAAGGGGGACTGCCAGAGTGATCCCCTGGCTAGAGGGCAAATAACCCTAACTCTGTCCAGAATAGTCAGAAGGCCAATTCGGGAAGCGCCAATTCTCAAGGAATTGCTTGGCACAGGGAATATTCAATAGGAGGTATGAAAATGTTCGAATCCAAGGAAGAAATAATTTCAGCGGAAAAAGTACAACCACAAGAAGATAAGTACCCGCGTGATGAATTGATGGCTAATGCCATGACCATCTTTGGAGTCATGCCGGAAGTGGTTGCCGGTGCTTTGCACGGAAATGCAGCTGAAGAGTTAACTGTTGCTGAGGTTCAGGATGCTATTAATAATTTTTTAATAAGGAGTGTGAGGTAATATGGCGGGTGGCGCGTGGAGTTTGACAGAGGCCAAGGTAAGGCCAGGATTTTACGTTAATTTTGAGGCGGCAGCGCTGGCCTCTATCACTCCGGGTGCACGGGGAATTCTAGCCATGCCGGTAAAGGCGAACTGGGGTCCAAAGAAACAAGTTGTTGAGATTACCAGTGAAAAAGAGCTTATAGACACCTATGGTACTGCTGTGGCAGTGAATCTTACGGCCTATACCTGCGTCCGGCTTGCTCTGCTGGGAGGGTGCAATACAGTCTTGGGATACCGCCTGGTGGACGGTAGCGAGGCAAAGGGTATTATTACGCTCAAAGATACAACTGTGACTCCTGTAGATGTCATCGACTTGATTACTAGGTATGAGTCAGACTGGGCATTTAAGGTAACGGTGCGGGCCAATCCCGTTGATGCTAACAAGCAGGATATTGTCCTATACAAAAGCACCCAAATTTTATATACCTTTACTTTCACCAAGGGAGCCAGCGGCGTGGATAATGCCATTGCAGCCATAAACAATGACTCCGGCAACAAGTGGATTGATGCTGTAAAGAAAGCAGCAGGCAACGGGACTTTGGCAGCAATAGTTAGTCAACCTCTCACTGGCGGCAGTGCCGGAGTGGCCACTATAACAAATACTCATTATATTGATGCCCTGACGGCTTTTGAGGCCAGACAATTCAATGCCTTTGTCCTTGACGGGACTACAGACGCTTCTCTTCAAACGTCAGTAAAAGCATGGGTGGAGCGCCTGCGCGGAGAAGGCAAAAAGACAGTATGTTGTATGGGCGGAAAGGCAGCAGATGACGCTGATATTGCAACTGCCAACACCAGATCAGCGGGCTTTAATTATGAGGGCGTGCTAAACGTGGGCACCAGTGCCAATCTTGACGGGACCAATCTTTCCAGCGCGCAGGTGGCTTGCTGGGTGGCTGGTAAGGCTTGCGGCCAGCAAATGATGGAAAGCTTAACATACGCCGATTCTCCGTTTGATGATGTTATTCCCCGGCTGACGAACAACCAGATTATTTCAGCGATACAGTCCGGGACCATTGTGCTGGTGCATGACGGGGAAAAAGTGAAAATTGAGAAGGGTATCAATACCTTGACCAGCCTGCGTACCGGTCAAAACAACCAGTGGAAGAAAGTGAAAGCAATCCGGATCATGGATGCCATTGACACAGATTTACAGAAGGCCGGACGTAATGACTATATTGGCAAGGTAATTAATGATGAGGATGGTAAGGTCGCGGTTATAGTTGCCATAAAGAAATATTTCGAAACGCTAAACAAGGGCCGGCTTATCAAGAATGACTTTGATGTATACGTTGACCCCGACCTGCAGTCTTTGGCCGGCGCAGACCAATTTTACTTCAAGTGGTACTGCTACATTGTTGACAACATGGAGCAGATCTTTGGCACCGGCATTATCATGAGTAATTAAGGGGGTGAAGCTTAAATGGCGGCTTTGGATAGTTTTCGCACCATAAATGGCTCTTATGGTGCAGTATATGAAAACGGCGAGTGGCTGACTAACTTTAATAAAATGTCGGCCAAGGTGGAAATCCAAAAGCAAGAATTAAAACTTTCAGGGGACAGATGGGTTCGCCACAAGGTAACTGGCTTAAAGGGTACAGGGACTATTTCTGGTTTTAAGGTAACCAGCCGGATGACTACTCTTAATCAGGCGGTTACTCTGGACAACCGGGCGGTAACGACCCGTACCGAGTTAATCAGCAAGACTGATGACCCTGAGGCGTTCGGATTTGAGCGAGTCCGGCTTAAAAATGTCATTTTTGACTTGTTGCAGCTTGTGGAGTGGGAGGCTGGCAATGTTTGCCCGGAAGAACTGGCTTTCACTTTTGAAGAGTGGGAACCGCTGGACCCAATTGCTAATGTATTTGAGAATAGGGGGTAAAAACTGATGGATTTTGATCAACTAACTGAAGAGCAGATTCTCCAGAGAATGCTTGATGCTGAAGATGTGCCGGAAAAAGTATACCCGCTGAATAGGCTAGGTATTCCGGTTAAACTACGGGGTTTGAAGGGACAGAAGGTATTTGCCCTGCGTGAGGAATGTACTTTCCGGTCGGAAAAGCGTGGCAGGATTCAGGAGAGACTGGATGATGAGGCGTTCCAGTGTAAATTAATTACTGTGGCTACTATATCACCTAAATGGGATCACCCGAAACTGCTGGAGAAATACCGGGCCAGCAGTGCGGAAGGTGTGCTTAAGAAGATGCTGCTGGCAGGTGAACTGGCGGCTTTGGGTGACGCGGTTCTGGATCTTTCCGGATTCGGAATTGAACTGGAAGAAGTAAAAAACTAATAAAGCGTGGAGGGTTGGCCTACCTGCTGCATTTTATGTTCCAAAGGCAGGGGCTGACCCCCGGCCAGTTCTGGCAAAAGCCCCGCGGGGAGCAAATCTTTCTTATTGAGTCCACGAAACTGGCTATCGAAGAAGAAAACCGGCGCAGAAAGGAGGGGCAGCAAGATGGCTGAGCAAGAGTATTACCGATTAAACCTGGTGGTGGAAATGCAGGACCGAATGAGGTCAGCTCTGGGTAGAACAAGGGGAACTGTAGAAAAGTTTGGGCAGAGCCTGCAGCGCACCCGCCAATCAGCCCAGTCTCTGAATCAGGCAAAAATTGAGCCGATGATGCGGGTAAGGGACAATCTGACTAGCCAGGTCCTTAAAGCTGATTCGCTGATTAAGAGGCTGAGCCTAGAGACGGCTGCCCCTGTTATTTCTGCACAGGACAAGGTATCTTCCGTAGTTAGCCGCATGAATACGGCACTCAATGCTTTAGATAAGGGTAAGTTTGAGGCAGTGGCCAGTATGAAGGGGCCTCTGATTGACGAGATTGTTAAGGCAAAGGCGTCCCTAGCCGCCCTGAACGGTGTGCGGGCCGGACCTGTTGCAGAACTTCGTGGTGAGCTTTTCGGGCAGCTTACTAGGGCTATGAGTGAGGCCAGGAAGCTGGATAACTTTGCGGCCGAGCCGAAGGTTACGCTGATGGATATGGTTACTTGGAAAGCCAGGCAGGTAGGCAGTACCCTCCGGAATATGACGTCCAGAGCCTGGACGGTTACGATACAGGCAAAAGATGAGGTAAGTAAGGTTGTAAATCGTATAACTGGTACTCTGAGTAGCCCTCTTGGTATGGTTGGTTTAGGTGCGGCAACCCTGGGTCCGGGTATACTGGCTGCAAATTCACTCAGTAAAGCCATTAGCTTTGAGGCGCAAATGTCAAGCATTAAAGCACTATCTGGATTGTCAGCTAAAGAAATGGCGGAAATGCAAACTCTAGCTATGAAAATGGGTGCCGATACAAAATATAACGCACTGGAGGCAGCCCAGGGTATTGAGGAGCTTTTAAAATCAGGTTTAACCCCGGCTGCAGTAAGGGCCGGTGGTTTGGAGGCTGCGCTTAATCTCGCCACTGCCGGAGAACTGGGGCTGGCGGATGCAGCTGAAATTATGTCTACAGCTCTCAATGCTTTCAAAGACGATGCAATAAAGCCTGCTGAGGCAGCAAACATATTGGCAGGTACGGCAAATAGGTCTGCCACAACAGTAGCAGAACTGCGCTATTCGCTGGCTGCGGTTTCTTCTGTTGCTGCAGGAATAGGTATGATATTTAGGGACACGAATAGCGCGCTGGGCCTATTTGCGCTAAACGGCTTAAAAGGATCGGATGCCGGGACATCTTTAAAAACTATGCTCTCGAATCTACAGCCGAGGACTAAGGAACAGATAGAACTATTTAGAAAGCTTGGCATGTTGACCGCAGATGGTGCAAATCAGTTTTTTACCGCCGAAGGAAAGCTAAAATCTTTAGATAGTATTGCGGGCACTTTGCGCAACTCTATGAAGGATTTGACGGATCAGCAGCGCATGGCATATTTGGAAACTATGTTTGGCTCAGATGCTATTAGAGCAGCCAATATCCTCTATAAAGAGGGTGCTGATGGAGTCAAAAAGTTCAATGAGGAAATGAGTAAAGTAACTGCTCTTGATGTAGCTAAAGAGAAGATGAACAATGCTGCGGGAGCGATCGAACAGTTTCAAGGCGCTATTGAAACCTTACAAATATCTGCAATGCTACCGTTTTTGCCTACAATTAAGAGACTTGCAGAAGGCGCAGCTGAATTTTCCGAAAAGATGATGCCTAAAATTACCAAGGCGACGGATAATGCTGCTAAAAAGGTTGAAGGCTTTATTAATCGTCTCTCTGAGGATAAGGCATTCCAGAAAATGAATTGGGGCGACAAGATTGTTTACGTGCTTGACCAGATGATGGCGGGTATGGATGAGTGGGTTTCTGGTGACGGCGGTAAGCAGGCTGAAAAGGTATTTACCAAGCTTGCCGAGATTGCAATGAGAGCGTGGATAACTGCCCTGGGCGGAATGGCGAAAGGTTCTGTGGATGCGCTTTTGCATGGTAATGTTACCGGAGCTGCCGGTCTTGCTATGGGTGCCAGTCTACTTGGCGGGGGCATGGTATTACGCACCGGCCTGGGTACTGGCAAGGCCGCTTATAAGGGAGTTAAATTGGCAGTCGGGAAAATTAATGCAAGAAGAGCAACAGGTGCAATGGAGTCAGTAGCGGCGACCGAAGGCAGAGTTGCTGCAATTGGAACAATAACTGGCAAGTCGGCTACAGCAACCGAAAATTTATTCAATGCAAGTGTTCCTGCGCATGTGCCTGCGGGATATAAGCCTGCAGGCAAGCGATTCTGGGATAATATCGATCTGACTAGGGTTGAGAGCCGGGATAAGGTAGTATCTCTGCAAAACACCGGAAGGTTGCGACAATACAATGAGTTAGAGAAAGTTTTTAGCAAACTACCCGGGCCTGGGACTGGTATTTTAAGCAAGATTAAGGAATCGGGACAGAGAGCGCTGCAAGGCGTTGGGGCTGTCAAGGAAACGCTGACGGCAGGGATGGGCGATATTCGAGGTCGCTTTGGCCTGCCACGTCTGGGAGATAATAAGGCGGCGATAAGTACGACGGAGGCTGTTATTTCTTCTAATGCTGCTGCGAAGGCTGCCCCTGCTGCAGTTGAGACAGCATCGGCCATGGCGAAGGCTGGTAAGGTATTTTCCGGGATTGGCAAAATGGCTAGCAAAGCCGCCTTACCCCTTACCCTAGCTGTAGAAGCATATGGTATATCCAAAGCAGATGACAAGGTAAAAGCTACTGCCCAGGCTGGCGGGGGGATGGCCGGCGCCTGGGCTGGTGGCGCTACTGGGGCAAAGATAGGGGCTGCCATTGGAACTGTCATTGCCCCCGGCATAGGGACGGCAATAGGTGGAGCACTTGGCGGCATTGTTGGCGGCATAGGCGGCTATGCTGTAGGAAAATGGGCCGGTGGTAAGACAGTTGATGCCGCAAGACCGGCACCTGCTGCAGCCAGTACCGGAGTGTCTACAGGACAGGGCATGAATACTGGCGCATATCTGGAAAGTCAGGTTTATCAGCCGTTCGCAGACATTGTTAACCGGGCAGACTCTTGGGGCCGTAATTTGATGATTAATTTTGCCAACGGCAGGGACAGTGCCGGGATGAGTATGTCTGGTTGGTTAGATAGTCAGGTTTACAGTCCATTTGCAGGTATTGTGGACCGGGCAACATCCTGGGGTGCAACGCTGATGAATAACTTCGCTGTCGGTATGCAGTCTGTAAAGATTGCCCAGCCAACTATTCCAACGCCAAGCATCGCAGCGGCACCTGTAACCGCACATGCTGCCGGGGGCATTCTCATGCGACCTCACTTAGGATTGGTAGCAGAGGCTGGGCCAGAAGCAATTATTCCGCTATCACCTGCAAGGAGAGGCCCTGCGCTGCAGTTATGGCGTCAGGCTGGAGAATATTTAGGGGTTAGCGCTCATGCGGATGGCGGATTTTTCGGGAGTATGAAAAATATTGCAATAGGTTCCTGGGGCAAGGTAAAAAGTTTCTTTAGTAACGACAGCGTACAAGGTGTTGGTAATAATGCAGAATATGCGGCTGTGGGTCTTGAGTCCACAAGAAGTGGGTATGAAAAATCTGTTCATAAAATTCACAAGAACTATGAGAAAAAAATAGCTAAAACCAGCACGATAGAAGATGCGGAAAGGGTCCGCAGAATAGCTCATGAGGCAAAAAACCTATCCATAAGGTTTAGCACAATAACTAAAACTTTATCTAGGGTAGCCGTACCTTTAGCTTTATTCGCTTCCGCAGCTGAAGTAGTTGGGTCAAGCGATAAAAAGCAAACACTAATAAAAGAGCTAGGCTCTACATTGGGCTCTATAGCAGGTGGAGCATTAGCCGGGGCAGCAGGTGGAGCACTTGTTGGGGCCGGACTCTTAACTCCTGTGACAGCACTTGTTGGTGCCGCAGTAGGTGCGGGATTGGGGGCGTTTGCTGGTCAGGCAGCTGCAAATAATATGTATGGTCGTTTTACAAAACATGCTGCCGGGGGCATTCTCACGCGACCTCATTTAGGATTGGTAGCAGAGGATGGGCCAGAAGCAATTATTCCGCTGTCACCTGCAAGGAGAGGCCCTGCGCTGCAGTTATGGCGTCAGGCTGGAGAATATTTAGGGGTTAGCGCTCATGCGGATGGCGGATTTTTCGGTGCCGTAAAGAGATTTATCAGCAATGACCATGTGCAAAGTGCCGGTAATTATGCACAGAACACTGCACTTGTAGGTAGGGCTAATGGCTTCGACGGATTTGCAGGGATTACACCGGTACCCGCCCCTATAGATTATTCTGCTCCCCCCCCTTCTGCTGTTAACGCAAAAGGGGATATTAATATAACGGTTAACGACATTACTGTAAACTTAACAACAAATGATTTAGACGAAGAAGCAGTTGCCTTGAAAATAGGTTGGCGCGTTCTGAACGAAGTTAAAAAAGCATATGAAAACAAGGCATAGAGGTGATGCCCATGGACTTCTACCTCATAGACCCCGGCGGGCCGCAGCTCCAACTACCGGTTAATCCGGGAGAAGTAACCATTCGGCGGGAAAAGCAATACGAAACGACTAATATAATCAACCTGGGAGAAGTAGATTTTCCCACGGGTGAAAAAGTGAAGGAGATTTCCTTCTCTTCTTTTTTTCCTGTCTATTATGATTCTTCATATTGCAGCTACCAGGATATCCCTGACCCCCAGGAAGCTATGAACCAGTTAACTTCCTGGGCTATGGGACGCAGTCCTGTCAGGCTTATTATTACCAATACCATTATTAACGTGCTGATACTTGTGGCTGCTCATATTAGCACTTTCAAAGGCGGAGAACCCGGGGACGTGTACTATGACCTAACCTGCCGTACCTGGCGGGAAATCAAAGTAAGGACAACAGCAGAAGCAGCTGCCCCCGCAGATATCGGAGGTGTGGCCGCAAATGAGTCAAGACCAGACCTGAAGCCGGTACCAATGAAAATAAAAGTCAAGCCAGGTGATTCGTTATGGGCAATTGCAAAACTTCAATATGGTGACGGTGGGCGTTGGCGAGAAATCTATGAGGCAAATAAAGATATCATCGGACCAGATCCAACCTTAATAGCTTCTGGTATACAACTGGTGGTGCCGGCATGATTAATCCCGGCCTTAATAAATACGAGTTCGTCCTGGACAATAAATATTTCCTTCGGGAATTGTTAGAGAATGTCACCATGGAGGACTCACTTGATGAGATTGCTTACCGAGCCACAGTGAAAATGATAATTACATCAGATTTTCCCGGCATTGCGCCGGGGCAGGAAGCCCGAGTTTCCGGGGTTCCATTTGGCGGCAGTAGCATGATCTATCTACTGCATCCTGGAGTTGTATGGGAGTGTAATAGCCAAACCAAGGGTCAAAAACACCTCCCTGTCACAATATATGATCGTATGATCTATATTGCAAAAAGCGAAGATGAGTACCTCTTCTCTGCGGGTCAAACGGCTAGCCAACGGCTGCGGCAATACGCTTCAGATTGGGGAATCCCACTGGGCCAGATAACAGATACAGGCATACCCTTAGCAAAAGCAATATACCGGGCGCAGCCTATTTGGTCAATGATTATGTCAGATTTAAAAGAGACAGTTACTAAAGGTGGCAAAATGTATCGGCCTCGAATGACACCTGAAGGCCTTGAACTGCTCGCATTAGGTAGCAATGAAACGGTCTGGGTACTGGAGAAAGAGCAAAATATTGAAGAAATTGGCCAACTCCGGACATTGGAAGGAGCGGTTACACAGGTTAAGGTTTTAGGTAATGCACCGGAGGACCAGCGGTCCCCGGTTCTTGCCTTAGTTAAAGGTGAGACGGATAAGTATGGCACCCTGCAAAAAGTGCTATCCGACAGCAAGCTCACCGATTCCGGTGCTGCCAAGTCTGCAGGTGAAGATTTATTATCGGGAGTACAAGAGACATTTACCGTTACAGGTATTGATATAAACGCCATCCGGGCCGGAGATAAGGTGCAATTCAACTCCATGGAACTGCTGGTCGCATCAATTAAGCATGAACTGGGAAGTCCCGGGCATATGACAGCAGTATTGGCATCGGAAGATTACATCAGGAGGCGGTACTATGCCCGATCCTTTTAAACAATTGGCATCTATTTTGGAAATGCGCATGGCTGGTCACGTTGCACGGTCCGTCTCCGGAGTGCTGTGCGAGCTTGGAACAATAACAGCTTCAGGGCTTAAGCTTGATAGCTTTAAACACGAAATCCAGGATTACCTTGTAGCCGACTGGCTGGTGAAGATACACTTCCCGGTTTTTTCTCTTGTTGGCACAGCAACAAGCCCGGTGAATGACCAGGGTATCGACCTTCCTGGTGCTAAAACTACATCCTTAACCCGCTATGACTTCCTTACCCGTGAGGTGGACGAAGTTCACCTGGAACTTAAAGCGGATATTAAACCCGGCGATCGCGTACTGGCAGTACCGGTAAACGGTGGCCAGGACGCAGTTGTTATTGCGAAGGTGATAGCTAATGCCTAATTTATTCCCAACAACCCAAGTTGAAACAACAACATCAGAATTATCTGAAACCCAATCCAGCCAGGTTAAATTTGGTAAAAGTTGGCGCTTTGATTTTGAAGCCGGTGAATTTGTTTTAACCCCTACCGGTAAAGTGACAGAAAACCAGGGCATTGAGGCTTGGTTGGAGTGGTGTAATAAAGCGCTGATGACTGTAAGATATCGTTTCTTGATATACAGTCGTAATCATGGCCAGGAGTTCGAAGAACTTATTTCCCGGCAGCTGTCGCAACCTGCTAATGAAAGCGAGATTACACGGATTGCCACCGAGTGCCTCAAGGTTGATCCCAGGACAAAATTAGTGGGCAATTTTAAGTTCAACTGGGTAGAAGATCGGTGTTATTTCACCTGTGAAGTAACCAATATCCTGGGCGAATCCGGTACTGTTAACGGAAACGTGGTGATTAACTGATGGCTACCCTACCCGATTTTTTAACAGATCAAACTGAGGAAGTTATTTTGCAACGCATGTTAAGCAATGTCCCAGCCGATTTGGATACAAGCGAAGGCAGTTATATTTGGGACTCATTAAGTCCCGTTGCTATTGAGCTTGCTCTTGCCTACATCCAGGCGCAAGAAATCCTAAAAAGAGGTTTTATTGCAACAACATACGGGGAATACCTGAAGCTTAAGGCTGCTGAAGATGGTATTGAGACTCGATCTGCCGTTAGTGCTACGGGCACAATAGAAAAAGGAAATCCACTTAAGATTGTAGGTACCCCTGGAGCTAATTTCTCAGTAGGCATTGCTGTGGCTACGCCGGCAGATCTTGCTACCGGTACGGTATCAATAGAGTTTACAACTATTGGTGAGGTAACCTTAGATGTAAACGGGATAGGTTATGCTGATATTAAAGCAGTGGTGCCTGGTAAATCCGGTAACGTTTCGGTTGGTGCCATTAGTATTTTAACAAAACCAATATCAGGCATTAAAAGTGTTACCAATGAAAAACCTACAACAGGTGGTTTAGATGAGGAAGATAAAGAGTTGCTGAGAGAGCGCATCTTAAAAGAATGCCAAAAAGACGAAGGAGACGGCAACTCAGCTGATTATGAAATATGGGCTAAAGAAGTGGCTGGCGTTGGCAATGTATTAGTTGAGCCACTCTGGCAGGGAGAGGGCACTGTTAGGGTTGTAATATTGGACCCTGATGGAAGAGATGCGCCCAAAGCTACCGTTGACGCAGTGCAAAATCACCTTGATCCCGGCAGTCTAGGACTGGGCGAAGGAAAAGCCCCTATCGGTGCACGCGTCACAGTTGTGACAGCTGAAGTAATAACCATAAACGCCACAATTCCAGGGTTAACAGTTGGAGCCGGGTATACACTCGATCAAGGAAAAACCAATGCAGAAATTTCCCTTAGTAACTATTTTAAAAAGATTAATCCAGGTGGAATCATCAGAACGAAGAAGGCCGAGGCGGAAATTACAAACGCTCTGGGAGTGCTTGACATGGGCGATCTATTACTTGACGGAAAAAGAGATAATATTGTTCTTGGAATTACCCAATTAGCCGCCCTGGGGAGTGTGATTTATGTATGATAGCTAAAGATAGGATGTTAACCTACCTACCTCCCTACTATGGGGAATCCCGTATTATGAACACCATCATAGAAGCTCAGGGCATAGAAATTGATAAATTTAACTATGCTCTTAATGAGACATTAAATCAATTTTTTACATTAACTGCTACCTGGGGATTAACTTTTTATGAGGAGAAGTATGGCTTACCTGTTAATGAAAGCCTTAATTTGCAGACAAGAAGACAATTGGTTTTAGCTAAAAAGCGTAGTGGAAGAACCAGTCTATTAACAATGTTACAGGCGGTTGAGCCAACGATTACACTTATTCGGGGTGGGCTGAGATTACCTTTTATAGTCTATTCGGAGGAAGATATTTATAATTTTGGTCCCTTGATTGTTCTTTTGGAACGTCACAGACCGGCGCACCTTGGCTATCTATTTCACCTCATCCCCGATATTGAAGAATCCGGATATTACGTTTATGCCAACCACAAGATTAGAGGCAAGGTTGACTTAGAACTTAAAGTTGGTACGGCTATGACTGGGCGCTGGCCCCGATGGAACACGCCCGGTCAACTGAAAGCGGGCCATGTGTTCACCCGGGCAGCTGCCCTTACTGGCCTTTACATTTTTCCCCATATCGGAGTGAGCGTTGGCAGTGTGGCCAGGGCGGCAGTTGTCCCCGTAGCTGGGCATCGTGTCGGCGTCTGCGTCTTCCCTCGGTCTGGCCCGAATACTACCGGTATAATACCGACAGTCAGCAGCCCTGGTGCCCTGGCGCGGGCCGCAGCAAAGGCCGGATGCGCGGCTCACACCGGCGCCTGCCTGTTCCCGCTGGCTGGGGTGAGTGTGGGCGGTGTGGCATCGCAGCCGACAACACTGGCCGGTAGCATCACAACCGGCCATGGCCACATGTATCCCTGCGGCACTATCCACGCAGGAGAGGAGGCAGCATAATGTTTATACATGCCCTTTATGCCGGTACAGTACCTTGGAACACCAGTACCGGCAGCTTGTTTTCGGCGACCATCAGGGCATCCCCTGTCTTGCTGGCCGGAGAAGCTGATCCACCCATGACGGGGACATTTCCTTTTGTTTCCATAGCTGGCAGCTTAGCGCGGAAAAACGTGGATTCCTCCGGCTCTGCTTCATCCGGTTATTGCCAAACAGTTCCGTGTGGCACTGTCCATGCGGGAGAGGAGGTAAAATAATGTTCACAAACTACACATTGCAAACGCTGGCTAATACCTTGGACAAACTTGCCGTCAGCGCCGACTACACCATCGGCGGAGTGACAAGGCCGGCGAAGATCAGGCGCTCCATTGTATCCGGCACAACGGTGAGAAAGCATATATATCTCACCCAGAATGACCCCACCGGCACCGTGACAAGGGCAAGGTTGTTGGGCAGCGATGGCCAGGTGGTGGCCCAGAGAACGGATCCCCAGCTGCACGAGGCCGGGAAAGGACTGCTACTGGAGTTTCGATTCACTATTACAGAGGAGGTGTAAGTTTTGTCAATAGCAGACTTGAGAAATCAATCATATGAGCCCCTGGAATGGGAGGATCGGGTAGTGGATTCCCAAACCGGTGAGGTGCTTGTCGAAGGCACGCCGGTGAATGAGGTCAACCTAAATAACATGGAAGCCGGCATCCTTCGTGCTCTCTATGATTTAGGTATTGCCAATGCCGAAAGTATGCAAGCTGTCCATGCTGTTGCCGGTGAACTGGATAGGTACAGAAATCAACGCCTGCTGCAGGGACAAGCTACCATAACCGGTACTGGTGAAAAGTATTTCACAAGTGAGTACCCATACGTGTTAGTGAGTATGCCAGTTAAATCATATGCACAGCTAAATTCGCCAAACTACGATGTTCAGCTGACTATTTTAAACGGTGACATGGGAGCTGCGGGATATTTAATCGCTTATGACAAGGCGCAAAATGGCTTTAAGGTAAAAATGACTGGCTCAGCTGGGTTCGTTACTTTTATGTGGACGTTAATTAATCCAACAATTATGTAGGAGGTTAAAAATATGATTGTATGTAATGTTAATTCTGGACCCAAGGCCGATTATTCTTTGTTAGGCACTGTTTTAACTTTAAGTGTGCCAGAGGTAGGTAGTGTATCGGTAGATTTGCAGGAACGTCAGGGAGAAAAAAAGCGCACAGTAGATTTTTGCCTGGACAAGGACTATCAGCGAGTAGCGGAAGGTGTCGGCAGTTGGTACGTGGCCACTGTGATGGTGCCAGCTTCAGAAAAAGAAATGCAAGACACGGATCAGGTCGATGAAGAGGGTAACCAGGTCCAGGAATTAGTAGTTCTACCATTAAACATGTCAAAAGTGGAACTGCATCTATGGGGCTTACCCGGCACCATTAGCGATAGGCTAGAACAGGAAGGTGGTATATAATGTCATTCGTATTTTCGATCAAGGACACATACAGGCAGGCTGTAGAGGCAATGACTGGCGGCAAAAATACGGTAATGTATGATGATAAAGGCAACCCCAGCATTATGGTTTGCATTCCAAAAGGTAAAATCAGTGACGTAATCAGCGGTGGCCCGAATGTGGTGCACCCAGCATTCCTGGTAGATGGCGCAGAGAAGTCAGAAATATGGGTAAGTAAGTATCTCAACATAATCCATGACGGTCGGGCGTACAGCATCCCTGGACAAAAGGCAGCGCACAGCATGAGTTTTGATTCTGCCAGAGCAGCTTGCTTTGCGAAAGGTCCAGGTTGGCATCTATTTACCAATGCGGAATGGTCATACATCGCTCATTGGTGCATAGCAAATAATTATCAGCCTCGCGGCAACGATAATTATGGCGCATCTTATGAAGCCCCATGGGAGCACGGAGTGAAAGAAAGCGATGATAAAACGTTGGTAGGTACGGGCCCGGTGACGTGGAACCACGACTCTTCGCATGGAGGAATAGCGGATTTGAGGGGAAATTTAATCGAGTGGGTTGACGGCCTAAAGCTTATTGATGGCCGCATCTATGTTCATAACAACAATAATTTTAATACCGGAAATGCAGAAGGGAACATAATTGGGTGGGTAGACGCAGGTAAATACATGGATATTATTGGTAATACAATAACATTAAATGACCAGTTAACCGCAGCTAGTGGAACAAAATACCATGCATTTAAGAGTATGGCTGTGGCAAATGGGGTAACCGTACCCGATCTTTTGCGATATCTAGCAATTTATCCCCCTGTGGATGTTTCTAAAATAAAAGATGACCGAATTTATGTGGATGTAACCGGAGAGCGGTTGCCGTTTCGTGGTGGCGCTCGGTCGCTTGGGGCCGGTGCTGGCCTACTGTGCTTGGACCTGAACAGCACCCGTACGACCGCGTACACGTTTCGTGGCTTCCGCTCCGCTTATGTTTTGTAATCTGAATTCTGATTTCTGGATATCTGACGTGTGCCCGATAGGGCACACGTAAACCCAACGGAGGTACCATGGAAGATTTAAAGATTTTGCAAAAGACTCACGATATGATTTTGTATGGTAATATTTGTTTAAAACAGTTCCCCAGATATGAAAAGCATGTCATGGCCGCTAATATCAGGGAAAGTATGTATAGGATGCTAAGCTTAATCATTCAAGCTAATAAAAAATACTACAAGAAAACGACATTACAGGATATAGACGTTGAGCTGGATATATTAAGAACTTTTATCCGGCTCGCAGTCGATAAGGAACTTAAATATCTATCAGTAAGTAAATATGAAAACTGGAGTAAGATGCTCAACGAGATTGGTCGCATGTTAGGCGGTTGGATAAAATCAGCAAAGAAATAATTTTTACGGGGATAGGCCGTTCGCGGTTGCCGAATCGTGGTGGCAATCGGTCGAATGGGGCCGATGCTGGCCTACTGTACTTGAACCTGAACAACACCCGAACGAACACGAACACGAATCGTGGCTTCCGCTCCGCTTCGCCCCCATAGTCAGAAGTTACTGCCTCAAGGGGTGGTATCCAGTACCGGGGGACAAAGGGGCCTATCTCCCTGCCGCGATCTATTTTGGACCGGCAAAAAACTATATTGCCGGGAAGACAGTTAGTAGCCATTGGGCGAAGAGTGTTACGCCCGGCCCCTCCTTAGGGGGTAGAAAAGGTGAAGCATTATAGTAATTTATACTCCAGTATTTGTAGTTTTGAGGGCTTATACCAATCCTACTTAAAGGCAAGAAAAAGAAAGAGATATAGAAATGAAGTTTTAAAGTATACCGCTAATCTTGGAGAAAACTTAATTCAAGCCGAAGAAGAGTTAATATCTAAATCTTACAGAGTTAGTCCGTATCGGAAATCCTTTGTGTACGAACCTAAGAAACGACTTGTTATGGCGTTGCCTTTTGGGGATCGGATAGTGCAATGGTCTGTATATAGGACACTAAACCCGCTGCTAAATAAACGCTATATAAGCCACTCTTATGCTTGTCGTACGGGCTATGGTTCTCATAGGGCTGTTAAGCAACTTCAATATTGGCTGAGATACCTGGAAAGACGCCATGGGAGAATTTATGTCCTCAAAGCAGACATGACAAAGTATTTTTACCGAGTGGATCATGACATTATAATGAATATTCTGGAGCGCATTATAGGGGATTATGATTTGATATGGCTTTTAGAAGAAATTGTCCGGTGTGAACATACCTGGTTTGGTCTCCCATTGGATGCGGAGGGCTTTGAATGTGAACTGACAGGTGAGGTCGGTATACCGATTGGGAATTTAACCAGTCAGATGATTGCTAATCTATATTTGAATGAGCTGGATCAGTATGCCAAGCATAACCTGCAAATTAAATACTATATGCGCTACATGGACGACGTCTTAATACTTCACAATGATAAAAAGTATCTTTGGCATATCAAGGAAGAGATTGAGGAGTTTCTAGATCGCAACCTAAGGCTTAAGTTAAATAATAAAACCTGCGTCAGAACCAATACCCAAGGAATTGACTGGATTGGGTACCGAGTTTGGCCTACTCACGTTAAGCTAAGAAAATCTACAGCCCAAAGAATGAAGGCACGTTTAAAGTACCTGCAGGGGCTTTATGCTGTAGGTGAAGCTGATTTTAAGGAAGTTAACGCCACTGTGCAAAGTTATTTGGGTATTCTGAAGCACTGTGATAGTTATAATTTACGAGAAAAGTTATTTGGTGATCTGACTTGGGCGCGTGATAGCACGCAGCAGTCACAATTACAAGGAGAGATTTTGTTATGAATAATAAACTAAAAAACTTATTGGATTTGTTGGAGTTAATAAACCAGCAGGAAAGGATAATTATAAAGCAAAACGAAGTTATAGCAAAACTTATTAACGATACTATGGAACAAGAGAATATGATTAATGAATTGATGCGAGATGCTGTGAGTTAGTATTTGTAAAGTGATGGATTTGAGACGCTGCACCGGGAAAGACCGTTTAAAACATATTTAAACGGTCTTTAAACCATTTTTTAAAAAATTTTTCGCAGTCTATCCGCAAATTTTTCGCAGTCTATCCGCAACGCCACAACGTCAATACATAACTTATTTGATTTATGAATGTCACCATAATGAAGATAACAGATACCTTCGTCCATATGTAATTCATTTCTTGACGCTGAAAGTCCCCCTTCAAATTTAAATACATCTCCCAACCGCACTTCTTGCCACTCATCTGTGAAGCTGGAAAGGCGTTTTTTGCCTGTAAGCAGGTTCTGCATCAGCCACTTTTTCTGGTTCTTTTTCTCTAAGATAAGCTTTTCTTTTAATTCGATAGCCTTATCCCAAGTAGTGAAAATTTTAACTATTTTTTGTTGTTCTTCAATGTTTGAAGGTATGCAGACCAAAATTTTATTAAATTCATCCTGTCCAAGTGTTTTATTTCTCCCTGCTCCACCAGGTGAGGCTAATTCAAGAAGATTTTTACCAAACGGAGTTAAAAAAAACTTGAGTAAATAATTTAGTTCTATATTTCCTTTTGACTTCCACATCGGAAATCTGTGCGAAGCAATCATTCCTTTTTCTCGGGCGGTAGTAATGGCAACGGCTTGCTCCCATGCAAAAACAATATTAATAATTAAGCAGTCCGCCTCAATCCAAAAAACGGATTTGTTCCCCAAATCGCTTCCTTTAATGGGTTCTTTATAAAATAGTCCTTTGCCATGAGAACGAATACCAATTTCTTGATACTCACAATTAGCAATAACCTTAACAGGCATTCTAACTCTTTCAAGCAAATTACCTAATTTTGCAATTACCCAATCGTTCGGGTATTTTTCACATCTTTCTCTTATTATGGAAAACCTACTATTCCTTTTCACAACTCTCACCTGCAATCAATGTTTCCTGCCCCTCTTCTTAGACCAAACTTTGACAATAATTGTAAATTTTTTAAAACCAAACGGTGAGCCAAGCACCCCGGCTAAAATCATTCTTTATCGCTTGCTTCTTTTATTTTTTATTGCTTACTGGATGAATCGCCGGGTGGCAAGAATAAATAGGTGATTCCTCTTTTAAACATATACCCAACAAATCATCATGGAAAATTTTTAAATTGCTCAT